CGAAGACGAATTAAACATAGAACAGTTTAACGAATTACAACCAACTGACTGGTATTTTGTTCGAAAAGTAGAATTAGGAATTGACGTTCCAGATGAAATAATTTTAGAGCGTTTGGCTATTCGCAAAAAATACGATGATTTAAAGATTAAATAATATGGCACTAGTAGATTTAGATAAAACAAGTTATAAATTCAAAGATGTATTAAAAATTATCTCAGTTTCTTTATTTGTAGCAGGAGGAGTATGGAGATTTGAGTATCGTATGAATGATACAGATGATAATATTGATGCTTTAGAACTTAAAATAATGTATAAGTACGAGTTAGAAATTCTTAAAATAAACAACAGAATTGATTTAATAGAAGCTAAGAAGTATGTTCAGAGATATAACTTCAAAAGAGATACTGTGAGTTTTAATGAGAGTAATTTAGTTCAAAACACAAGAGCTAATAAAGGTCAAGATAAACAAGAGCGTCATCCGCAAGTATGTATGTTAATACCTAGGCAAATAGAATTTAAAAGAAAGAAGTTTAATATTAAAAAATTATTAGCATGAAAAATAACTTTTTAGACGATAGCCAATATTTCAAAGAAAAACAATTTAAAAATCAAATTGTTATTCATCACACGGCTGGAGGCAGTAATGCTGCAAATGTAATTCATGGATGGAATTTTAATCCTGAGAAAGTGGGCACGTCGTTTGTAATAGATGGAAGTGGAGAAGTATTTAAAGCATTTGAGCCTGAGTATTGGGCTTATCACTTAGGATTAAAGTCTATACAAAACACTCAGTTAAATAAAAACTCTATAGGAATAGAAGTGTGTTCGTGGGGCCAGTTAATTAAAAAAGATGGTAAGTATTGGAACTATGTAAATAAAGAAGTTCCTGAGTCGGAGGTTATTCATTTGCCAACTAAGTTTAGAGGGTTTGAGTATTATCATAAGTATAATGATTTACAGATTGAATCTTTAAGAAAGTTGATACTTGAATTATCTGCTAAATTTGCGATACCATTAGATTATAACTCAGATATGTGGGATATTAGTCAAAACGCATTAGGAGGCAAGAAAGGTATCTATACACACGTTTCTTATCGTACGGATAAAAATGATATGAATCCACAATTCAATTTAGTAGAAATGCTTAAAAGCTTAAATAAATAATATTATGAAATACATTACAATTAAAAACATTTGGAACAGATTAGTAGCAGAAGGCCCTACCTTCTTTAATAAATTAAGAAGAATTATGATAGCTTGTGCTGCATTAGGAGCCGCTTTAGTAACTGCTAGAAGTCAATACGCTACTCAATTAGCTTTTATTCCTGAATCTATTGATGGTTATTTAATAGCTATTGGTTTAGCAGGAACATTTGTAGCGTCATTAACAGTAAGTAATCCTGACAGTAATCCAAAAGTAAACTAATGGATAAGTCAACCGCAAAACATATAGGAGAATTAATTTTAAAAGGCATAGTAATACTATTTGCTATACTATTTATATTTAGATGGTTCGGTTGCGGAGAAGAAGTAATTGTGCCTAAAACTGATAATAGTCAGTATTTTGCTAAGATGAAATCTGACAGTATGATAATTGTTAGTTTAATGGAAAAACAATATCAAGACAGTTTAAATACATTAGCTTCAAAACGCTCAGAAGACTCTATTAAAGTAATTGCAGATAAGAAAGAGAAGTTGTATAGAAACTCATCTAAAAGAGTCAGAGAATTACTTGCTAGAGGTATTTGTGATACTGTATTGATAAATGTAGCTTTTAATGATTGTGATAGTACTATTAAATCAAAAGATGCTTTACTTGCTCAGAAAGATTCTACTAATAAAAGTGTTAATGAAGAATTAAGTACAGTAAAAGAAGAGTTAGGTATAAGTAAAGGAATGGTTGCAACGGCACAAACGATAATTAAAAATCAAGATGATGACCATAAAGCATTAGAGAAAGAATCTAAAAAACAACTCCGAAAACAAAAGTTTAAAACTATTATAACTATTATCGGCGGAGTTGTTGTTGAGGCTTTAACTATTTTCGCTTTGAAGTAAGTTCTGATTTTCGTATATATTACCAATAATCTTAAAGTCATCTCCGCCTCCAATAAAAAATGCGGTATCCAAGTAGTATCCCATACACGTCCATCCATCTCTGCCAAATACAACGGCTCCTTTCTGAAGTTTATTATAGCAATAAGTAGATAAAATATCTCCTTCATATATTTCTTTTCCGTGGCAATAATGACCAGTGAATTGCATTAATTTTAAATGAGGCTGATGCGCAATGCTCATGCCTATTCTTTTTTTACCATCTAAATATCCTCCGCAATCCCACATTCCTTCAGTAATAGATAGTACATCTACATTAAACATTCCTATTCTTTCCGAATACGCTCTAAATTTTATTTTTCTCATAACCACTTATACTATACATATCCATAAAAGGTTACATTTTATTTCAACTTTGCAATAAAAACAAGTTTAATAAATAAGTATATTTGGGATATAATACATTAAAGATGCCAACTAGAAAACAAATCGCGGATGATATTATCATACTTCACACTAGGTTCAGTGAGTCTGATGAGTCGAGAATTGATGAAGATTACTTAGCCTTTAAGATTGAGCAAACAAGAGTTTCTGAGATTATAAAAGAGTATAATGTAACAGGTGTTATTGACCAAAATTGGTTAGTTGATTTTGGTATTTATAACATGACTAAAGTCAACTTCTCGGATGATCCAAATGTAACATTCTGCGCTTGCGATATAACAAAGGCTCAAATACCATCTACAATGAATTTAATACCATTAGGCGAAGGTAATTTAGACTTAGGATTAAAGGTTATGTCAGCTTGCGGAAAGACTCATTATACTCAATATGCTTTAGAGTTTTGGAGAGATGTACCTAAAGAACATACTCGTTCAAAGTTTCCTTATTATCAAAGATTTGGCAACATGATTTACGTTAATAAACTTGTTAATAATCTAAGATTTATAGGAATACCTGAAACTACTGAAGGATTAATGCTTAAAAAAACATTACCTGTAATAAGCGGTAGCCTTAAAAGCGGAATCGTTTACATGGTTAAAGGAACAACAGGCATGGTTACATATAACACAGTTAATTACTTGCCTAATGATACGTTTACAGCTACTTCTACAAGTACTTTTACGGCAAGTGGTAGTAGCCAAGTATTCTATAACGATTATGAAGTAGAGATGACTGAGAATGACCCGTATCCTGTATCAGCACATTTAGCTAGACAGATAGTAATATCAATATTAGCTACTGAGTTAAATTTAGAGAAACAACAAGTTGCTGATAAGATTAATGATTCAGTAGATGACGCTGTTAAATAATGAAGAAAGTACCTAATAAAAAGCATAGAGTGTGGCAGAGTGATAGAGTTCACGCTAACATAAAACTACATTTTAAAAGGCATTATAAGCAAAGAATAACAGGGCAAGAGATACAAAGAGTTTGGAATGATTTTATACAAGAAGAAATAGTAAAAGAATTATCGGAGAATGGGATATGTAAGTTAGATAATTCATCTATGATTTGGGTAAAGGCAGTTCCGATATTAGAACATAAGAAAGCAATGTCTTTATTTAAAAAAGGATTAATGTATCAGAATGGTAGAATAGTGCCAATTAATCTTAATTTTGACACATCGAAATACATATATGATATTGTTTACGATAATGAAGGAATGAATAAAGATTACAAACTATATTTTAAACCTCATGCTATGTTATCAAAAGGCGTACATGAAGGAATTAAAAAAGGTAAAATATTAACAAGATTTGAGAAACCATTAATATGAAAAGAGTTCAAATAGAATATTTACTTGATGATAAATCAATAGGTAAAACTACTGTAAAAGAGGCTTCTAATTCAACTGATAGACGGAGTGCTGCAAAAGAAATAGGTATATATAGATATGATAGATTTATATTAGATAATGGAAGGCTTGACTCAAAAGACTTTAGTAAAGAGTTATTAAAAGTAATTAGCGATTTTTAAAATAATTAACCATGTCAATAAATAAATTAATATCAATAAAGAATGCCATAGTTGATGCAACTGATATGGCTGCAATAGACCATGGTAATTACTTGCCGTTGTTTATGACTTGGGCTGTATATGCTGAGAAAGAAATAGGTGGACTATCTGCTATTACAAAGTTTGCGGTGTTAGATATTTGCGGATGCGTAGCTCAATTACCATGTGATGCAGTATCAGTTGAAGGAGCTATATTAGGTAGTCATAAAGTTGAATGCGGCGCCATATTCTCTAAATATTTTATAAATGCAGCTACAGTAACAGCTACACAGGCTACGAATGATTTTCTAGTTATAGACACTGGAGGATTAGGAGATAGTGGATGTGTTAGTAACATAGTACCTTATGCCTATCAGGATAACAAACTAATATTTAATCAATCTTTAACTGAAACTAATATTACTATTAAGTACAAAGGTATTGTAGAAGATTGTGACGGTTTCCCTTTAGTTAGTGAAAATCATATATTAGCTATTGCTGAGTACATTAGATATTGTTGGTTAAAAAGAAAGCGTAAAAAGAGTCAAGTAGAATATAGAGAGATGCAAGATTCTTTTACACAATGGGATAGATTATGCGCTCATGCAAGAGCAGATGATAATTTATTAACAGAAACTCAAAGAGCACATATAGTAACTATGTTACATGATGCCTACTCACAAATTAGTTTATCACAAGGAATGAAATTAAGCAACTATGGGACAATCGGTTATTAATACTTTTGACAAAGGACTTCATAAAGACAGTCCTCCAATATTACAACCACAAGGAACATATACTGATATGAAAAACGGTATGCTTATTTCTTATGATGGTAATCACTATACTGTTGAAATGACTAAGGGTAATAAGATACTACTTACTTTAACTCCAAGATACTTAGATGTTGTTGCTGATTTAGATGTAGAACCTATGCCAATAGGATTTGTTTCTTTTATTGATAAGTTGGTAGTATTTTCTACAAATAGTGAATCTACAACAGGATATGGAGAAATAGGAGTAGTTTCATTTACAAGAGTAGGAATGGACTTTGTTGGTACTTATGTACCGTATTACCACCATTCTGACTTAAACTTTACTAAGATACATAAGATAGAAGGATTTTCATTTCAAGAAAATGATGGTATAGCTAGAGTTTATTGGACTGATTATTTTAATGAACCTAGAGTATTTGATATTGCTAATCCAATGTTTACTGATTATAAGGTAGCTGCAACGGCAAACGAATTAGAAGATGGAAAATATTACATGGTGCTTATTGGAGCTGTCACTTATAATGGTGTTGATTATGGACCAGGGTTAACTACTGGTAATATAATTCCTGCAACTACGGCAGGTGGAACTAGTTTTACTGTAGCTGATGGTTCTCCATTAGTTATTGAATACTATCCTATATCTCTTTTAGATTGGACTCCAACAAGATTATTAGGTTCTATTAAGTTTAAAGAATACGGAAGTGGTGTAAAGAATTGCGGAAACCATATTTATTTTTATAGATTATCTTCTACAGCAGGTGGATATTCTACAACTTGGAGTTATGCAGCAAGTCCTATTTTAGTAGGAATGGATAACGAAGCTTCATTTTTAACAGGTATAAACTATAAAGATTTTGTAGGTAATGGAAACGCTACAACAGTAGAAGCTAGTGATAAATCCGTAATAGTAACTATAGAAGATATTGATACTAATTTCGATACTATTGAATTAGCTTGCGCGGAGTATAGTCAAGTAAAAGATGTGCCTTATAGCATAACTATAGTTAAGAAAGAAACTATTACAGGAAGTTCAATGGACTTGGAAGATATAGGTAATACTAACTTCGGAACTGTAACTATTACAGATTTAACTTTGTTTCCTGCAAGTATATTAAAATGTAAAACTATTTCTACAAATAAGAATTATAGTATTATTGCTAACATAACAGAGAGGGAAGAGTTCCAATTAGATTTAAGTGGAATAACATTAGGACAAGTAGAATATCCTTTAGTCGCGCATGGTGATTTAGACCTTTGTGTTAACGGGAACGTTCCAGAAGATGTAAGTCCTTCGTTAGGAGTTAATCCTGTATTTGGAGAAGTTGTGCCTTATACAAGATGGTTAGTTACATTTGGTAATTTAACTACAGATACAGTTATTTACGAAGGTGTTAATTACGTTACAGGAGAAGTAATAACAGGAGGCTCTATTTATGCCACTATATTATTTACAGGTAGTGGAGCAGTTAGACCATGTACTACAAAGAATAGATATACAGCTATTAGTGATAGTAAAAGAAGAGAAAATGCAATAGAATTAACTACAGGATTTTGGGATTACAAAGACCCTGCCGTATCTTCTCATAATGTAGGATATTGGAGTAAAGATAAATATAGATTTGCATTAGTTTTTTTTGACACTAAGGGTAATCCTTTTTATGCTAAACATTTAGGGGATTATACATTTGATGACATTAATACTAAGAATGGATTAATATTAAAAGATGCTATTTTCGGAACTACTCCAACGCAATATTCTTATGCTTTAAACGCATCAGGATTAAATATATCTGGATTAGACATACCTGAATCTGTTATGAATAAATGTAGCGGATTTAGTATTATGAGAGCTGAGAGAGATGCTAGAATACTTGCTCAAGGATTATTAACAAGAAATGTATTAGATGATTCAACATCTTATATCTGTTATCCTGAAGGTAATTTTCAAGGTACTTTTATACCAACAGGAAGGTCTTTATACCCTGAAGTTTACTGTTACGTTTGTCCTGATTTAGATTATAACGGATTTACTCCAAGAAAACCTTTAGGTAGAATAAACGATGGCATGGAAGAAGCTGCATGGTTTTCATCGTCAACAATAAATAGTTTTGGTATTTCAGCTTCAGGATTACAAAGAAAAACTTATTCTAAATTATTTACTAAACAAGCTCAAGATGCTTATTATCCTAGAGAATTTCAGGTAACTAGCTTAAATGGTTCAGGATTTAAAACATTTTCAGAATTAGGTTCAGAGGTCAACTTTGATGGAAGTCCATATACTTATGAGAATAGGTCTTTATTACATCCTGATTCGGCTTCTTTAGGATTTATTGCAACGGTTTGTTCTACCGTAGTCCCTCCTACAGGATTAGAATTTCAATCTAATGGTTGTTTAAAAAAAGTGTTTAAGTCTACTAGTGGAATTAATCACTACTCATCTACAAATGATTATAGTAATAATGCTGAGATAAATAATAATAACAAGTTATTAGTTAACTGCGTGGCTGATATAGACCCAGCATCTCAATATGGAGGTTCTAGTGACTCGGCTATAGCAGAAACATTATATATGTCTACAGGACATTATCAACCTATTAATTCAACTGTAAAGGCAGATACGTTAAATGGAACTTTTAGCGGAGGAATTTATGATGGTGAAAATAAATACACTTTCAACGATATAGAAATATTCGGAGGAGATTGTTTTTTATGCTTAGTAGATAAGTGTTATACTATATATAATGAAGCAAGTTTTACGTTACAAGATTCTTTGTCTTATGCAATTACTTTCCCTTGTGAATGTAATAATAATATTAATTTAAGAAGAGGTAGAAAAGTTAGTGGTAATGGAATATATGATGCAGCAGGTAATCTTAACGGAGTAGCTGCTGACCCTCCAAACTTTGAGTCTTATTCTTATAATCAAGGGTATAGTTCTGAAGGTACTGCTATTAAGTATCCTGCGTTACCATTGTTTTATAATTTTACAGGTAACTTTAAATACAGATTAAGATGGTCAGGATTAAAATATCCAGGTGAATTAGTAGATTCTTTTAGAGTTTATCGCTTACCTGATTATAGAGATGTGGATGGACAGCGCGGACAAGTAAATAATCTTAAAGCAAGAGATTCTAAGTTATTCTATTGGCAAGACCACTCAGTAGGATATACACCAATATTAGAACGTCAATTAGTTGGTGGAGGTGCTATAGGAGATGCTACTGCATTAGGTGTAACAGGAGTTATTGATAGATATGATGATATAGATACATTTTTTGGTAATCAGCATCAACATGGATTAGTTGAAACAGAATATGGATTTGCGTGGTTTGATATGCGTAGACGCGCTTTTATGGTAATGGGAATAGGAACTAAGCCAGAAGAAATGTCGATGGTTAAAGGTCTTCAGGTATTCTTTAATAGTGAGTTTGACGAAGGAACTATATATTATCCTAATAGTTATTCAGCTATTTATAATACTAATAATTTAAATATTCCAGAGGTTCCATTACAAGGATATGGTATTGTAGGAGTTTATGATCCAACATTTAAAATGACGTATTTGACTTTTAAATACGCTAAAAGAGATACAGCAGGTGAAAATTATACATTTGTAAATAGAGATTTTACATTAGGGTATAACCATATTTTAAATGCTTTTGTGAGTTTTACAAATAACTGTCCGGCTATATGGCATAATCACAATGACTTAGTATTAACTGCCAATAACCCTAAAAGCACAAAATCTTATCATGCCGATATGCCTCCTACTACATTTGTATTAGGAGATACTGTACAGGTTCGTAATGTAGAATATATATGTTATAATCCTAGTGGAGTTTACATACCTTCTTATCCACCAGCAGCTACAAAAGACCCTGAGTATTCAGGAAGTATTTATTGGTTAGCTATTAATAAAACTAATGAGATTTATCTTCAAAACTTTGGCGCCGACTTATGTAAGTTCTACGGTAAAGTATGGGATTTTGAACATGAAATTGTAGTTAATGCTAAAACTGACGTATCTGTTACTCCACAAAATATGCAAGTTAAATCTATTGGACCTAATGCAACAAGTGTATATTTCAGTTCTGATAATCAATCTTCGAGTGACTTGAATATATCTTCAACTAATAGAAATTATAGACTTATAGACGGTTCATGGTTCTTTTCTGTAGCTTTAGATAAGGTTAATGGTAGAATAACTGATTACTATGTTAGAGTAAAATTCATACATAAGAATTACGTTACTAATCCTACTATATCTAAGAATATACAGAAGGTAACGCAGTGGTTAAAGACAATTTTTGTAACTAAACGATAATTTTATTTCAAGTTTGCAATATAATTGTAACCTTTATTAAACTAATGAAGTACAAGTACTTTATAAACCAATTAATTTATTTATCATGGAAGCTATTAAATCTCGTAAGACAAATATTATCGTTCTTTTATTATCAGTAGGATTTTTATTCTTAGCTAGTTGTGCTTTCGGGCAAGTAGAAAGAATGGCTAGTTTTGATTCTTTAAAAAACAAAGAAGTTGTAACTAGATATTTTTCAAGACCATTAGAATTAAAATCTCCTTTGTTTTCTAAGGATTTTATATCTATAAACGCAAAATCAGATAGTATAGATGATAAAACTATAACATTTGATGTATATGCTTATTTTCCAAAAAACATCAATCCTAATGGAAATAATATCGTAATAGGATATACTGATGGGACAACTGACACTATGCAACAAACAATGTATTTGTTAGATGATAATTACGCAGAATATCATCCAATTAACGGAATAAACAACTTAGCTTCAAAAAAAATATCTTATATATTAATTAGAGGTATTATTAAATGTGAAACAAAAGATAAAACATATTTTAAGGACTTTTTAAGTTATCTATAGTATCTGTTTTTTTAATACATTTGTTAGTATAAAATAAATGTATTATGGCTAGACAAGTAAAGATTACTAAAGACATTAAACCACCTTCTTTAAAAGATAAAGCTAAAGTAGTAAAAGAAGCTCCAACTGGACCTGAATGGGAGGCTATTATTGAAGATGGAGATACTATTTATAAAAGAAAATCTGCAAATGAAACTCCTCCAATAAGAAGCAGCTCTATAAAAACTGGCGCACTTAGACCTCCAATTGCCAAAAAAACAGGAGTTCCTTCTAAAAATGATTCTATTAAACAAAGATATATACCAAAAACTTCTAAAAAAGAAGAGGAATATTTAAGGGTAGTTAAAGATGTATTGCCTCCTACTCAAAAAGTACAGAGTTTAAGAACTGATTTAGCAGAAGAGTTCCCTAGCGGATTAGAAAAGGGTTATCGTAGCTTTAGAGTTCCTGATTTAACTACAGGAGGAAACTACGCTAAACAAAAAAATGTTATTACTGATAGTGAAGGAATGCCTGTTATTTATGACTTTAAGCAAAATAAATATATTCAAACAGGTGAACCTAATATTCATT